GGTAGCGACTCACGCGTATACTCACATGCGTCTTGTACTTTAGTGTCACATTGTATGAACTGTACTCGCTCAGGATTGAGCTCGTGCAGTATGTACGAAGCTTCGCTGGTAAATTGCGTTAGCTCGTCATCTGATATAGAACCAGATGTGTCTACTGCAATTGCAATTTCTTCGAGACACGGATTGTGTAGACTAGGTAAATACATACCTTGACCAATAAATCGTCTATTAGGACGAGTCCATGTAAAGTCAGATTTGTTGTTAGCACGTAAGAATCTAGCTAACACTTGTTTCCAGTCGACTTTTGGTTCTGTAATATCTGATACTAAAGATTGCATGTTGCCAGACAGTTTACCTTGTGCTTTGGCAGCTTCTGCTGCTTGGTTGACTGCAACTTGCAAGTCAGCTTCGATAGCACTTTTTGTACCGTTCGTACCGTCAGAATCGGGATGATCCAGCACGCCACCACAACCACCGCTATCTTTGTACACTGCGTCCCAGCCCTGAGGAGGTTCAGGTAGCATGTTGTAGATAGCTTCTGTGGTCATGTCTGTGTACTGGTCATCCACCAGACCGCCTTTCGGCAGAATAAAACCTTCTGCAATCAAATGATTGTTAATTGCGTAGTCAGCTGCAACGTTCCATTTGTGACCGTTGCGTTCTTGTCTACGTGTGTGATGCATAAGAACTAGGTGCATAACTTCGTGCGCCAGGAAACCTACACGTTCCATTTCTGTTAGTTTCTCGAACCATTTGACGTTGTAAAACAAATGTTTACCGTCTACTGCGCCAGTTGGCTCGTCCCACTCAGTAGGCGTTTGCCTGAGACACAACGTGCCGAAGAATGGGTTGTCAAGAATAAGTCTTGACCTAGCTTTTGTAAATGCTGGATTCATGTCATCTCCTCATCGATTGATATGTCATAATCTGGGTCATAGTCCATTAGTCATCTCCTAATAATGCGTCTTCTAATAATACTTCACGTAACTCTTGCAATTCAGAGTCTGCAACTTCTGCAAGCTCTGCGCGCCTGCCTGATCTGTCGTCTTTCTCATACATTTTCGTGACTTTGTCTTGAGGGACCAGGTCTTTGATGTACGGAGCGGCCTTAAGTAACTGATTTAGCGTACTAAATTTGTACATGACATCTTCTAGCTGTCTAACATAGTTACGTTTCTTTTGTCTAAGATCGCTGTTGTAATTTTCTATGGCCATGCACTCAACAATTGTTGGGTCATCACATGGTACGTCAAGTCTTAACTCGTCGTAATAACATAGAAACTTAGGCACGTCTGTTGGTGGACAACGCAATGTGTAGGATAAATTACGTGTGTAAGGATTACCTTCACCGTCGTCGTCATCTTCAACAGCTTCTGAACGTAGCTGTATGTTGTCTACATTTTGCATAGGCAGAGTTCTGTCCCATATGTCTGCAAACATCTTTTTAGTACGTTGGGTTTTGTCAATAACGCCAAGTCTTTGCATTACAGAGTACCCGTCTTGCGGATACTCTTTTTCTGGATTGGCATTTTTATACTTAGCTTCTGCAGAACGTCTGATGTCGTCCTGCAAATTTCTAGATAGTCTAACTGTTTTCATATAACCTCCTATAAAACAACATTAGCATTGTCAACGATCCACTTACGCACATCGTTGTGTGACTTGAGTTGTCTGTCTTTGGCCAAACAACCTTTGACTAATACAACCTGAAACTCTACTGGTAACTTGTTGTTTAGCTTCATAATATTTTCCATCCTGTCGTCTTGTGCTCTAGTAGCAACCGCAGTAGCCAAGGCGTACAACAACGCTGGGTTGTCGTCTTTCTTGTACGTAGATGGATCTTTGAGCAACACGTCAATGTCAGGTAGCTTGTTAGCAATTTCTTTGAATGCAACAAACTCGCCAGCTGGACCATCACCGACTAGTGATGACACACCGAAGAACAAACGTTCTGGATCAGTGTTAGCTCTTGACATTTTTTTGCTTACCATCGACCACGCACGTGGCGTTGGAAAAGCGTATTCATCTGCGTTGAATGCAGACAACAAGTTAGGTCTGTATTGTATAAACGAGATAACATCTGCATCGATGTTGTTTTGGTAGGCCCATTGTACCCAGTCGTCCAACGTTGGCTCGAGCTCATAGTGAGCAAGCCTGTTACGAACTGGACTTGGCATTTGATAAACAGATGCTGCGTCAGTCAGTCTGTTGCCAGCACAAATGATTTGCCAGCCAGCAGGCAATACGTATTCACCGATGGCTCTGTTGAGCAACAGTTGTAGAAAAGCATTTTGCGTTGCTGGTGGTGCAGTTGGTAACTCGTCGATAAACAACAAGCCACGGTCTCCGTCACGTTCAGCAATTGGAAACACATCTGGTATAGCCCACGAAGTGAAGCGTTTGCCAGTTTCTTTCAACTGTTTAATATATGGAATACCACGCACATCGACAGGGTCGAACAAGTTAGCACGAAAATCAATAAGCTTAATATTGAGTTCTTGTGCAACCTGTGCAGGTATATCTGATTTGCCAATGCCTGGCCCACCCCATATCATTGCTGGATAGCCAGCATGGATACAGTCTTTTAACTCGTCTTTGAGTTTGATTGGATTAATTGTATGCATTATTACCTCCTAGTAATTTACCACGAACACTCGTACCATATTTCTTTACCTTCATCGAGCCACTTGAGTGCATCTTCACAAAACTTAAGGTCTTGTTCTTTGTACTCTTTGACCGACTCTTCTTGGAACTGATGTCCCCAGAAAAAACCGTCTGGACAAAAAGGTAAGTCTTCTTTCTCTACACGTTCTTTTAGCATAAGCACATCATCTTTTGTAAGCATGAGCACTTCTCCACTGTTAAACGAATCCATCATTCCATTACGTTCTCCCTGTCCAGGTCCGTTGTTCTTAGAATCATGTAACATCATCATGAACTGTTGTAGCCTGGCATGTTTACGCCATTCATACACAGATTCCATGCGTTCGCCTATATTATCTTTTATATCAACCACGTTATCTGGTTGCTCTGGTTTAGGATGTAACCATCCTGCGTACATATCTAGTCCCATAATTTCCTCCTATGGTAAAGTGGGGGCCGTGAAGCCCCCGTTGGGTTATGCATTGTCAAACACGGATTTAGTGTGCTCAACGGTTGCATTGTTTAGCGCTGTTGAAACTTTGACAGAGGAATCAGCGTGATTCTTGAAGTTCCACTCCGCTAGTCGCTGTTGTCGCCTCTCGATCTCATTCCTGACACGAGCGTCTTTTAACGCAAGATCGTGTAAGCCGAACGAGTCACCGACTAAGCCGACGACAGCTGATAACATACGAGCCTTACGGCCAAGACCAAACATCTTGTCTTCACGCTCGACTAACCATACTGGTAAGTCATCGTTTGGATTAGCAGATGCTGTTTCTTCTTTGTATTCGTATGCAATAGATGCAAACTCTGCCCATGTCCTAGTTGTCAACTGTAAAAAGTTGATACCCGTGGATTGTGGGTCAGTCTCGCACAGTGGTAAGAGACCGTCAGCAATCTGCTGAACTTGTTGAAGAAAATAATCTTCTTCTTTCTTACGCAATGCTTCGTCTGCGTTGTTGAATACCATTACCGTATCACGTTTGGATTTGAATACATCCATGATACCTTGCACTCTTGATGGCTGGGCAATAGCTTTACCTTCGCCGTCGATAGAATACTTTCTGTAGTAAAAATCAGGCAAATGGACAGGGTCCTGTGATGCTCTGATTTCTGAACCTATTGGATCGCCAATAGTATCTGGTTTCCAAGCAGACTCTGGTGTCTTCTGGTCAGGCAGGAGTTCTCCTGTCTCACCGTTAGCCATGTCTACTACTTGTGGTCCCAGATCGTCTGGGTCAAAATGTGTCGCCATAATTTCCTCCTTGTGATGACAATTCTACACGTCTGATAAATTGCTTAAGCAACTCACCAGCATTTACATAATCAGCTTGCGATTGTATTTCGCTAGCTTCAGCCTTTTGTAGCACCTCGTTGGGTACATGTACTTCATCCATACAAACCTCCTTGTTTTGGATTAACTTACGCAAGACAACTTGAGCAACTGACACAGGATGTGGCAGTTGGCATATACAAGCACTTGCGGGTATTCTTACAGTATAAAAAAAGGGAACCGAAGCTCCCTTTTTTACTTACTCAGCCGTTGGTGTTGGCTGAGTAAAATTAAACTCCTGTTGTACAGGTTGTCTCTGTACCGTAGGAGCAACAGGTGAAACTGGTGCTTCTACTTCTGGAGTGGCGTTGATACCCGTGTACCCTTCAGCGAAACCTGCTTTCATGCTATTGAAAGAGTTACCTGTAAGAGACACAACAAGTTTCGTTGCTTTGCCAAATATACTGGCAGTAGTTTTTACTATATTCATATTACCTCCTAAGTAATAATGGTTAATATAACGCCCAGCTTCTCATCTGAGCATGTGCTTTCCGTAACAACCGTCCCGAGCTTTTGTACGACCTCGGGATGTCGTTGTCTGCTTTGTCTTGCAAGCTACGTTACTTAGTCTGGCCACTTTGGATTTAAAGAACCTACGTTCTACCAGATACAGACACAACCAACTAAGCTACTGCTGTTGCTGGCTGTTCTTTCATCTCAATGACACGCATAAAGACCTTTGCTTGCTGATTGTCAGCAGTCAATGGGATAGCTACGTCAAAGTGTAGTGTTAAGCTACCGTCTTTGTTAGTAGTTGCTATGCCGACTTCTCTAGATCTAGATTTGCCGTCTTTGCCGTCTTTTAATATGTATAATGAATACAACATAATTACCTCCTAGGTATATATAATTAACTTGCTAGCTACACCTGTAACTAACATACAATACTCACTAACAGTTGCCACGGGACGTGGACAACTGTCGACGAGCGAGGGCCAAAGGCCCGAGCGAGTGGCTTGGCATTAAATCCAAGCAACTGATCTTTCACGATGGAGATGAATCCCCATATCACGAACTTCATCAAGAATTCTAGGAAACTCATGCTTCCAGATTCCTCGGTCTTGGTTATGGGTAAACTCTCCTTCAATAAGACAGAGTGCACCCCATAACCCAGGGTTCTGGGAAAAGCTATCCATAATAAGACTTTCCATTAACTTAATATTCCAGTTATTAGCAGTCTTAGGGTAGTTACCCACATATTTCTTTCCAGCCTCCCAAGGCTTTCTATAAATAATTGGACAAAACTCTCCGCTTTTCCAAGTCTGGTAAGCATGTTCAACGCTTACATACTCTCTTCCATCTTTCAGGGTAAACCTACGCTCAGCTAAATTACTTAGCCAAGCGTTTTCATCAGTCCCATACCATACATTTACTTCTTTCATAGTTATTTCTCCAATATATCTTTTAACAAATCTGATACTTCATTTAAATCACTTCTAAATCTCTCTACAAGAAACCGTATTACTGCTGGTTTGGTCTTAAGACCTAACAGCTTTCTTAAGTTCTCTAATAGAGCGTCATCTTTCCACGTTACGGATATGGAAGGACCAGACCTTCCATACTTATCCATAATAGTTTCTTTCTTCTTAGTCATAATCACTCATCAACTCCCTAAACATATCTTCTTTATCTTCCATACACTCAGCACAGAACATAAAAGAATAAATAGAAGCTTGACCATAAACTTCCCAATCTTCACTAAACTCTTCCAATATTGCTTTCTTACCACAACATTCACATTCACTATTTACGATACTCATAACATACTCCTTTAATTAATATAACTTACTAAACAACAGACACCTCAGGATGAGGTATCTGCTTCGTCTCCGATAGGCTGAGTCTGAGCTCCGCGAGCCTTTAACAGATCAGCCACATCTTCGCCCCGTGGGTCAATATGAACTGTTGACTCAAGAACGTGGTTAAGATGATCAGACTGAAGATCATACATAGAGTCTCTCCAATCGGCATAAGACTGCCATTCAGTTGGAAACTCTTTGACCATGATGTTGTTGCCTCTCTTGCCGACTGCAAGATATGCTTGAACAAATGCAACTGCGTCTTCTACTCTATCCAGACCAGTAACAACATAGTCAGTGCCACCTTTGAACTTCCAACAATGTTGGTTGTGCGCATAAGTGCCACGCTCTGAATGAGCTCCATAGTTCTCTATGTATTGTGTTGATACTACGTATTTCATAATGTACTCCTTGTACTAGTTAATATACCTAATGTAATAGCAGTCACCGTGGGACACGGCTGACTGTTGTGGTTCCACTGGTTCCACTTGGTTCCAAATATCATGGAACACGATAAACCTTGTAACGATGCGTGGTTATAGGTGTGGTTCCACTGGTTCCACTTAGTTATAGGTTAAGAGAATCTATATCCAATAACCGTGGTTCGTTGTCCGTTAGCAAAGCAGGCTTTGTTTCACGCGGAACCGCGGAACCAACTCTGTTCCGTTGGTATGCAAATCCAGTAGGCATGCACGATAGTCGTGGTTCCACGACATGGTTCCACATTGGGTTAGAGCCGTGGAACCAACGGAACATTCTCAAGCGTGAGGGAACAAGATGATTGCACTTGCTCCCTAGCTTGATGATAGTAGTTAGATGATGCCTAAGAGGGCTAAGAAGAATACAACGCACATGATGCGAGCTACAAGGGGGTCCTTGAATAAAGGAAGTAGGTAGTGCCATAGGAAAAGGACGATGGCCAATAGGATAAAGAATAAAGATGACAGACCTTGGAAGAATCCAAAGATAAAAGTCTTAGAGTAAGAGAAGAATGTAGACATAGTATGCTCCATATAAAGTTAATAACAAGAGACAGAGAAGCGTGGGCCGAGGTACGAGGTCGGCGGGTAAAAACCAAAACAAGGTTCCAAAAGTTGAAACGGAGAAAGGTGATAGTAGAATGGGATCGGGTCGGAGTGGGGTCTGTGGTGATAGTAGGAGAAGATGTCTCAGCGATATATTTCATATTTTTCAAATATTTTTTTTTATTATAAATTTCCAATATAAAACGTTATAAGGTATATTTAGGAACATGAGCCTAGTCGCAGATCACACAGTTAAAGTTTCCGACGAAGATAGGATGGAGCTTCAGTCACATTACCCATATGCAGGAGTAAAACTATCCGAGCTTTCGGTTCAGGAAGAAAGATTGATTTTGTATTTTCTACGTGGGATGAGTAAAGCGGCCGCGGGCCGTGCAGCGGGGTACAAGAACCAAGATTCCGTGTACGACATCTTTAAGAAACCAAAAATCAACTTGGCCATCGAATACTTGCGCGAGGAAATGCGTGAAGAAGTTAAGTTCGACAAGAATACTGCAACACAATTATATTTAGAAGCGCATCGTAAATCAGCAACCGCGACCGAAGAAAAAAATGTCGTAGATTCGTTGTGCAAGCTCCACGGTCTATTTGCACCAGAGAATGCAACACAAGTTAATATTAATGTAGATAAAATTCAACAACTAGAAAGACTACCAGATTCCGAGCTACTAAAACTAGCTGGAGTAGACACAAGATATTTAGAACCCCAAGGAGGTACTAATGACTAAATACGCGCAACAAGCGAAAGCTACTAAAAAGAAACGTAAAGTTTCAAAACTTGCATCTTTGTATGGAGATAAAAACAAAGTAACAAGGGGCGATATAATTACTGCTATTAAGAATAAAAAGAAGAAGTGATTGTAGCCGTAACTGGTGCCAATGGTTATATTGGCCAAGAAGTTATAAAACAGCTTTCTAAAAAAGAAGGCATAGAAATTTTAGCTTTAGATATAGAAGATTGGGATATCCGAGCGCCCTTATCTATATGCAATCCTCAAGTAAGTGTTGTCATACATTTAGCTGGTCTAGTAAAAGTTAGCGAAAGTGTCGCGCGGCCTACGGCCTACTACTACACAAATGTAGTTGGCACTAAAAATGTTATTGATGCTTTTCCAAACGCAAAAATGATTTTTGCATCTACAGGCGCTGCTTATGATCCGACCTCACCTTATGCGCTTTCTAAAATAGCTGCCGAACAAATAGTCCAGGAGCTCTGTCCCGACTACACGATATTTAGATTTTTTAATGTTGGCGGTGGTACACCTACAAACCCTGAAGGATTATATGCCGCAACACAACGGGCCGTGGACCACGGTTCATTTACCATTTTTGGAGATGACTATGATACGGCAGACGGGACCTGTGTCCGTGATTATGTGCACGTGCAAGATCTGTGCGCGGCGCTCGTGTCCGCGGTTGGTCAACCAGGGTCCAAAACTATCGAGCCGATTGGGTCCGGTAACTCTTATACAGTTAAAGAATATGTTGACGCCTGGCTACTAACTAATGGTAAACTATTTAATATAGAGTTTGGCGAAAGACGTCCAGGCGATAATGAAAAGTCGGAGGTACCATTTGTCTCACGGTTTATGGTCCCTACGAAAACAATTTATGACATAGTGAGGATCTAATGCATTGTATTAATCAGAAACCAAAAAAAATGTCCATGAAGAAGGGCAAGAAGAATAAAGGTACAACTAAGAAGTCGTACAAAGGAGGAAAGAAGAAATATGGCTAAACGAGGACTATACGCAAACATACACGCAAAACGTAAAAGAATAAAAGCCGGCTCAGGTGAAACTATGCGGAAAAAAGGCGCAAAAGGCGCACCTACATCTAAAGCATTCAAAAAATCCGCGAAGACCGCGAAGAAAAGACCAGCGAAGAAAAAATAATGGTAAAAAACAAACCTAAAAAGAATCAGCCTATGGTGATATATATAAACGCTACGGCTAAAACAAATAAATGGAGTGCTTGGGAAAAAAATAAAGCCAAAGTGCAAGCTAAATTAAAACCAAGAGTTCCAAAAAAGAAAAAACCAACAAAAAAGAGAAAACCAAGATAATGCCTAGGAAAAAAGAAAAACCTATAAGAAAGACCACTGGCAAGGGTGGAAATTATAGAAAAACTAAATCTGGGGCAGGAATGACTAAAAAAGGGGTTGCTGCGTATAGAAAAGCAAACCCTGGGTCTAAATTAAAAACAGCAGTAACCGGAAAGGTTAAAAAAGGTTCAAAAGCGGCAAAAAGACGTAAATCTTATTGCGCTAGAAGTGCAGGACAGTTAAAAAGAAGCTCCGCTAAGACAAGAAACGACCCAAATTCAAGAATTAGGCAAGCTAGGAGGAGATGGAAATGTTAGATATGTATGTAGAGTGGCCCGCGTGGATAGAACCTACTTTAGGGGCACTTTTTATTATAATTATGGGGCTTTTTGCTTATATGTCATCACATTTGGTATCTGAGCGTAAAGCAGGCAAGCAACTACCAATGTTTTGGCAAAAAAAGGAGAAAGAAATGGGATACGGTAAAGGATATTCTAAAAAACCGGCAAAAAAGGCTAAAGTGGCCAAAAAACCGGCAAAAAAGACAAAAAAAACCAAAAAGTACTAAATAGTGGCTCTGGAAAAGATAGAATGCTACAAGTGTAAGAAGCTTTTAGCAGAAAACCTCGTATTACCTAAAGGTTTGTGCGTGTATTGTGCTGCAGATGAGGCAGACCAACTTCCTGAGCCTCAAAAACAACAAAAAGAGTCAAAAAAAGAGCAAAATGCTCAAATTCGTGCGGAACAAGAGCTTGCAAGACGTATTTTGTCTAGAAAACGCATGTTGCCGTTCGTTGAGAAGTTTAATCCTGATTACCAAGCAGGTTGGGTGCATAAAGACATCTGTCAAAGGCTAGAAAAGTTTAGTCAAGACGTAGCAGATAAGAAATCCCCAAGGCTTATGCTGTTTATGCCTCCTCGTCACGGCAAATCGACCTTGGCTAGTATTGCTTTTCCTGCTTGGCATCTCGGGCGTAACCCAGGGCACGAATTTATTAGTTGTTCCTATTCTGGCTCTTTGGCGATGAGTTTTTCTCGAAAGGTACGACAAGTATTAAGAGAACCAAATTATAAGAAAGTTTTTGAAGATGCAAGACTAGACAAAGATTCACAGTCTGTAGAATCCTGGCAAACAACCCAAGGCGGTGGTTATGTAGCAGCTGGTGTTGGCGGTGGTATTACTGGTAAAGGTGCGCACGTACTATTAATCGATGACCCGGTAAAGAACAGAGAAGATGCAGAGTCTGAAAATAACAGAGAGGCAACCTGGGACTGGTATACCTCTACTGCTTATACAAGGCTTTCCCCTGGTGGAGGCATATTAGTTATTTTAACTAGATGGCACGATGATGATCTAGCAGGCAGGCTGTTGCAAGCAACCGAAGGTGGCGCAGACGAATGGGAAGTAGTTAAATATCCAGCAATAGCAGAAGAAGATGAAGAATTTAGAAAAACAGGCGAACCCCTGCATCCTGAACGGTATAACGTAGAATCTTTAGAAATGATCCAACGAGCCATTGGGCCCAGGGACTGGACCGCGTTGTACCAACAAAACCCCGTATCAGATGACGGTGATTATTTTACCAGAGAGATGATTCAGTATTATGAACCTGACGAAATCGATTACGACAAAATGCGTTACTACTGCGCGTGGGATTTGGCCATAGGACAAAGAGATAGAAATGATTATTCTGTAGGTATTATGGTTGGGATTGATGAGTATGATAATATGTACGTAGTTGATATGATCCGCGGTAAATACGACGGATTTGAGTTAGTGGAAAAAATATTAGATTTCTATGAAATGTGGAGACCTGGTATAGTAGGAATAGAACGTGGCCATATAGAAATGGCTATTGGCCCCTTTCTACAAAAACGTGTAGCAGAACGTAAATTACATTCTGCATATTTTAAAGATTTAAAAGTAGGACGACGTGATAAAGAAGCTAGAGCTAGAGCTATTCAAGGTAGGATGCAACAAGGTAGGGTTTTTGTACCACAGGACGCAGTTTGGACCGGGCCTTTGGTGGCTGAACTTTTGCGTTTTCCTAACGGCGTGCATGATGACCAGGTTGATGCTTTGGCCTGGGTTGGTTTGATGATGACAGAATACGCAAGTTTTTATGAAGCACCAGAACATATACCTTCTTGGCGAGATAGGTTAGAATTGATGGCAAAAGGACCGAAAAAGAAATCGGCAATGAGCGCATAATATGGCATACAGTAAAAAACCAAGTAAAAAGATAAAAGACGCAGCCGAACTAGAGCTAGCAAAAAGTCAATGGGATGCGTACACACGTGCGCGAGATCATGGACATGACGAGTACATTCAGATAGCAAAAAAATGCGACGCTTATTATAGAGGCGATCAGTGGGACGATTTTGATATGCAGTCTCTAGATGACCAAGGCCGACCTGCTCTGACTATAAATACAATATTACCTACCGTAAATGCAGTACTAGCAGAACAAAGTACAAAAAAAGCAGACATACAATTTAAGCCCAGGGGTGGAGGCAATCAAGATATTGCAGATGTTCTTACCCAAGTTTATGCGCAGATATCAGATAACAACAAATTAGATTGGGTAGAACAACAAGTTTTTTCTGATGGCCTTATACAAGACCGTGGCTATTTTGATGTTCGTATTGATTATGAAGATCATATACAAGGAGAGATTAGAGTTACGGCCAAAGACCCTCTTGATATTTTAATTGACCCAGATGCTAAACAATATGACCCACGAACTTGGAATGAAATATTTGAAACTAAATGGATGAGCATAGATGAGATAGAAGAAGTTTATGGTCAAGCCAAAGCAGACAAACTTAGGTTTTTAGCAGAAACAGGCACAACGTTAGGTGCTGATTCTATGGAGTATGAGGAAGAAAGGTACGGAGATACTAACGAATATAATTACGGACAACAATATCCTGGAGATCCAGAGAACGCACGAATGCTTAGATCAATTAGGGTAATAGAAAGACAGTATTATAAATTAGACGATTGTACTTATTATGTAGACCCCGTTACGGGCGACAAACGAAAAGTACCGAATTCTTGGGGTAAAAAGAAAAGAGAAGCTTTTGCAGATCAGTTTGCTTTATCTATTATGACCAAAAAAATGCGACGAGTCCGTTGGACCGTGTCCGCGGATACCGTAGTGTTATTCGATGATTTTTCACCTTATGACCATTTTACAATCGTGCCTTATTTTCCATACTTTCGTAGAGGAAAACCGTTCGGTATGGTCCGAAATTTATTGTCACCTCAAGAACAATTAAACAAAATTACTTCTCAAGAACTACATATAGTAAACACAACTGCTAATAGTGGATGGATTGTAGAGTCTGGTTCTTTATCTGGCATGACAGCCGATGACCTAGAAGAACACGGCGCAGAAACTGGTTTAGTATTAGAATTTAACCGTGGTTCTACTCCTCCTGGAAAAATACCACCAAACCAAATACCTACAGGTTTAGATAGAATAGGACAAAAAGCAGCAGCTAATATAAAACAAATTAGTGGTATTACAGAAGCCATGCTCGGTATGGATAGTCCAGAAGTTTCTGGTGTTGCTATTCAAGCAAAACAAAATAGAGGTTCTATGTTGTTACAAGTGCCTTTAGATAATCTTACAAAGACAAGACAATATCTAGCTGAGAAAGTTTTACAAATGGTACAAACTTATTACACAGAAGAAAGAATTATCCAAGTAACTGACGAGCAAGACCCTTTTAAACCAAGAAACAAAGTATCAGTTAATCAAATGACTCCAGAAGGTCAGATCATAAATGATCTTACTATAGGAGAATATGATGTAATTGTTGGTACTGCTCCTGCTAGAGATAACTTTGATGAAATGCAGTTTGCTGAAGCAATTGAACTTAGAAATGTTGGAGTGCCTATACCAAACGATATGATAGTAGAGTATTCACACCTTGCGCGTAAGGCTGATATTGCAGAAAGAATTAGACAGCAAGAAGGAACTGCACCGCCAACAGAAGAGCAAATACAATTACAACAATTCCAAATGGAATCACAAATCAGAAGTACGCAGCTTGAGATTGCAAAACTAGAAGCAGAAGTAACTAGACTGCAAACTGAGTCTGCTCTGAATGTAGCGAAAGTAGAACAAGCTGAAGCTGATCCACAGTTGAAGGTTGCTGAATTACAAAGTAAACTACAAGCAAAACGTGAAGAGCTAGAACTACGTGAGAAGTTGTCGAGGATGACAAACGACATGCGTATGGTGCAAAGCGATACACAAGCCGCAGTTAAAATGGCTGCTGCTGCCGTAAAACCACAAGGAGGTAATAATGGCCAAAAATAAAAAAACTGAAACCCCGGAAGTAGTAGATGACAAAGTACTGTTTGACGCTATGCCAGGTGCAGATGCAAAAACTGAAGAAGATGCAAAAGGATTTGAAGTTGATATGAACTTCGATACCCCTGACGAAGAAGTAGAATTTCCCAAGGAGGACGAAATTGAAGAAGTCGAAGAACTTAAGGCTGAAGAAGAACCAGTTGAAGAGCTTGAAGAGGAAGCAGAAGAGGAAGTCCTTGAAGCTGCAGATGAAAGTGCAGAAGATTCAGGAGAAGAAACAGTATTGGCAGAAGATGGCGCAGATACACAACAATCTGAAGGAACAGTACCGGAAGCAGTTGCTGAGCCAAAAGAGCCAATGATTCCTAAGTCTAGGTTTGATGAAGTCCTAGCAAAACAAAAAGCACTAGCTAAAAAATTAGAAGAAGCTACTAATCCTATAGAGCCCATAGAAGGAGAACCTGAATATGACTTTGATGGAAAAGAAGCTGAGTATCAAGAATATGTTTTAAATGGTAGAACTACAGACGCTTCAAAATTGCGCGCAGAAATTAGAAATGCAGAACGTCAATCTATGATGTTTGAAGTTCAAAATAGAATGGGTAAAACAGTTGAACAAAGTACAGAGTTATCTGCACTACAGGCTAAAGCTGCACAGCTAGCTGAAAGTTTCCCTATTTTAAATGAAACACATGCTGACTTTGACGAAGTTAAAACACAAGAAGTTTTAGATTTAAGAGATGCGTTTGTAGTCCAAGGTTTTAGTGCAGCGGATGCTTTAGATAAAGCTGCAAAATACATAGTGGGCACTCCTGCACCAGCACCAAAAGTTAATACAGTACAACAAAAAATAGTAGAGAAAAAGAAAGTAGCAAACACACAAAAGAAAATGGAAGCTGCTGAATCTCAACCGCCTTCTATGAAAGGTAAAACTAAAATAGAGAAAAAATTAGATATCAACACTTTATCCGTTGATGAATTTGATGCGTTACCAGCAGAAACTTTACGTAGAATGCGTGGTGATTTCGGATAAATAGTGGTATATTGAAAATAAGTTCGCACGTAAGAGCGATATCTTACCAGGGTCGTTCCTGTAAAACATACGTTATTCGCCCATCAAGGCGTTAAGCTGGTCGGGGTCGTGCCCGCAAACAACGAGAGCGTTTCCCCTACGATAGTGGGTATACGGATAAATAGTCGCTCCAATAAGTCGACTGGTTAATAAACTTTAATGATAGGAGACTTATCATGGCAAATACAAACTTTGCTGCGTTGACCAGTGAACAATTAACGATCTGGTCTCGTGATTTCTGGCGTGTAGCTAGAAATATGTCTTTCATTAACCAATTCGCGGGTAGCGGATCTAACGCAATGGTTCAGACTATATCTGAACTTACTCAATCAGAAAAAGGAGCTAGAGCTGTATTAACACTTTTAGCCGATATGACTGGTGATGGTATTGTTGGAGACAACACTCTCGAAGGGAATGAAGAGGCACTAAGAGCTTTCGACATAGTCGTAGGACTCGACCAACTAAGATTTGCGAACAGACTGTCTGGTAGACTGGCTGATCAAAAATCAGTTGTGAACTTTAGGGAACATTCAAGAGACGCTCTTGCTTATGCAATGGCTGACAGAATGGACCAATTAGCGTTCCTTACTTTAAGTGGTATTGGATATAACTTGAAAAATAACGGTGCTTTAAGACCGCAAATGAATTCAGGTCAAAATCTAAACGACTTAGTGTTTGGTTCAGACGTAACCGCCCCAACTTCTAATAGACATAGAAGATTTGATGCTACTAATGGTATCGTAGCTGGTGATGTTACTGCAGTTGCTGCAGCTGACAAACTAAGCTATAGCGCCATTGTTGATCTAAAAGCTTATGCTAAAGATCAGTACATCAGAGGACTAAGAGGCGCAGGTAATGATGAAACATATCATTTATTTGTGACACCTCAAGTAATGGCTGACCTAAAACTTGATTCAGACTTCCTTGCTAACGTAAGACAAGCTGGAGTAAGAGGACCAGGTTCAAGCTTATTCTCAGGTTCTTCAAGTCTAATGGTAGACGGAATTATGGTTCACGAGTTCAGACATGTGTTCAACACTACTGGCGCAACATCAGGTACTTCAAGTAATGCTGGTTCTGCTGGTTATAAGTGGGGTGCAGATGCTGACGTAAATGGATCTTCATGTTTATTCTGTGGTGCTCAAGCATTAGCTATGGCTGATATTGGTGCTCCAGAGATAGTAGAAGATACATTCGACTACGGGAACCAGAACGGTATTTCAATTGGTAAAATATTTGGTCTTAAGAAGCCTAAGTATCATTCAGATGTCACAGGACAATCTGAAGACTTCGGTGTTGTTAGATTAGATGTCGCATACTAATTGTGGTATATTTTATGGGTGGCTTACTAAAGTCACCCATATTTAAGGAGTAAAATTATGTGGATAAAATCAAAAGAAGACATAACGGTGGCCTCTACTTGGGGTGCAAGCGTGCATCTAGTAGCACACGAGCCAAAACAAGTAGGTCATGATTTAGGACTACTTTGTTTACAAGCAGGTTGTGAAGAAGTAAAAGAAGGAGCAAAGGAAGCTCCGGTCGCTAAAGAACTAGTCGTCGAAGAAGAAGTTGTAGTCGAAGAAGAAGTTGTAGTTGAAGAAGAGTCAATAGATTTAGAGTCTATGACAAAAGTTGAACTAGAAGCTCACGGTCGTACTATAGGTATCGAACTCGATAGACGCAAAAAGAAATCAGATTTAATAGAGGAAATCAAAGCAGCGGAGTAATATATTATGGCAGGGACACTTACAGGCGCTAATTTACTAGCTAGAATTCAGGACACCTTACAAGACACTACAAGTGTTAGGTGGCCAGAAGCTGAGTTAATTAGGTATATAAACGACGCTCAGAGAGAAATTGTAAATTTCAGACCTGAGTCATCAGCAACAACTTCTAACGTACAGCTGGTTGCGGGCACTAAACAGGCTTTACCATCTGGTGGATTAAGGTTGATTAAACTAACTAGAAACATGAATGGTACAAGTAGTAGTGCTACTGGTAAAAGAGCTATTAGAATAGTAAATGCTGATATTTTAAACACACAAGAACCAGATTGGAACGATCCAACTGTATCTGGGGATGCAGCACACGGAACAATAGTTAAACATTATATGTTTGATGAAGATGACCCAAGAAACTATTATGTATATCCAGGAGTATCTGGTAACGCGTATGTAGAGATTGTATTTTCTAATTCACCAACAGATTTAGCAAACGGTTCTGCAACTATTAGTGTAGATGACATATATGCAAATGCGATTATTGATTTTGTGCTATACAGATCATATATGAAAGATGCAGAGTACGCAGGAAATGCACAAAGAGCACAAAACCATTACCAATTATTTACAGCTAGTATTGGGCAGGGCAACCAAGCTCAAATGTTGTTAGATCCAAACAACGATCCAGTTTCTAACATAGGCGCTGTTCCTAAGGTAATGCAACAGCAAGGTAGGTAAATGTGGCAGCCTACTCTTCTTTAGTTAAAGAAGTTCTACCTTACGTACCTTTGTGTCCAGACTCTTTGGTAGAACAGAATTTACGTTCTGCAACAATAGAGTTTTGTGAAAGATCAAAAGCATACATTCTTGATATAGACCCTTTTAATACAATTTCTGGGGTTTATGAATATGATTTTGATATACCCACAGGTACAGAAGTGCATCAAGTATTACTAATGACACATGATGGGAACGACATGGACCCCATAAGCCCACGTAGCCTGGAGTTAAATTATCCAGATTGGAGGAACAGAACAGGCAATCCCCACGTCTATTTACAAAAAACACCCTCTACTTTTTGGATAGTTCCAGTACCGAGTGGGTCAAAAGAAGTTATAGCGAGCGTAGCTTTAAAACCAAGTAGAACTTCAAACAACATAGATACTGTAATTTCTAATCAATATAGAGATGCAATTATATATGGCACCTTATATAGATTACTTAGGATGCCAAACAGAGAATGGACTGACATAGGGGCTGCCCAAGAGTACTCATTTCAGTTTAACCAAGAATTAAAACAAGCAGAATTAAGGGCCCGAGGTGGAGACCTTGGGGTAAAGAGAACTGTTAAGTACAAAGGAATAGGTATGCCAAGGAGACGGTATGGAAAGTACGGAAAGGAAATCGACTATTGAGGAGCCTGTCTATACTGATATACGTCAGTGTTGGGACAAGGTAAAACCAGGCATAGTTGAGATAATAGAAGAAGATCCTTTTATTACTTTTATTCCTGAAGATGTTTACAGCGAGTGTGTGAATGAAAGGGCTTTTCTTTACACTTCTTCTGTAGGTTTTTTGATACTGGCTGTCGAAATAGATCAGTTTACAAAAGACAAGACATTGTATATGTGGTTAGCGTATACTTATGAGAAAGGAGGCCACAATTGGATGGCCCATGAAGAGTGGTTTAACCACCTAGCATCAGAAGCTGGATGTAGGTATATAGAAGCAAGGTCTCATATACCAGAATTAGAACCTTACGCTGTTGCAGATGGTTGGAGTACAGAAAAAGTTTATAGGAAAAAAGTTAAATGAGTAAAGGACCTAAAAAATCAGAATATCAAGCAACAGAAGCTGAAAAAGTACAAGCTAAAGTAGCAAAAGCTGAAAAAGATTATTTTAACCAAGCGTATAGCCCTTTATTAAGAGAACAACGCGATCTAGCTTTAAAAGAAAACTACGGCGATTATGTTGCGGGTAGAGCAGGCGCAGACGTAGCTCAAACTTTAGATAAGCCTTCTCTTATGGCTACTAAGTCAGTTGATTCTTCTGCTGATAGGTTATCTGCGTCTATAGAAATGCAAGGTAAAGCACAGTCGTCAGGACTAGCTGGTAAAAGACAAAGGCAAATTGGTGTTTTAGCAACTGCAAGAGGACAACAAGCAGATGCTACTACTGGGTTAGCAGGGGCTGCACGTATAGCTGCTTCTGATAGTTTACAGTCTGCCCAAAGAAAACAAACAGTAAGAACTGCAAATTTAAAAGCAGGATTCCAAATGGGTGGAACTATGTTGGCCCAAGGTATTGAAAACGCGTCTACCGGCGACGGGTTCTTTGATCCCGGTAAGTCTAGAACAGAAGGAGCCGGTATGCGTTTTGTTGAAGGTTTATCATTAGGGAGCTACGGTTAAAAATTATGGCAGTTTCAAGATTAATGAGCGGGATGATAGATACTTTAGGGGACGTGAGTGATCCACAAAGCATTTATGCTCAAATGGCTAGAGATGACTACGATAACTATATTGCTGATTTTAGAGGGTTTGAAGAACAACTTTTAAAAGCTCGTAATGACACATCTTTGATTGATAGAGCCAGAAAAGACTCAGAAACCAATACAAAACTAAATAGAGAAATAGCCGCACGAAACAGAGAACGTTACGGCGGTGCGGGCATGTCTAATGCACAAAGACAACAACAAGAAAGAACCGTACAAAGATCAAGCGCTTTAGCAAGTGCCGGTAGTATAAACAACGCAAGGCTTGCGCAAAGGGAAATTAACCAAGCTACGCTTTCTGATCTTATAAATATAGGACAAGGTGTAAATAGAAACGCATTAGGGCAAATGAACGAAGCAGCTCAAATGCAAAGTCAAAGATATAATGCATATAAAAATGCAAAAGCACAACATAGTGCTAATATGATAGGTATGGGAGGCCAAGTGGGATCTGCATTACTTGCAGCATTCTTGATTTAATATGAGTAATGAATATGCAAACGCATTTGCTAGAGGTCTATCTGCACCATCAACTATCCAAGCGAATCTTACCAAGAGCGCAGCAAATAAAGCGGCAAGAGAAACCTTGCAGAGTAACGCCGCTAAAAGCACCTACGATTCAAATTTACAAGTTTTGTTAGGGGATATAACCCATACAAATGAAGAGGGCAAAGAGGTAACAGGAGGAATGTTTGTTCAAGAATCTGATGGGACTATTGTTTTAGCTCCAGATGCAATGAAAAAACTAGAAGCGCTTAGCGATGGAAATCGAGAACAATATTCTAATGCGTTATTGATGAATGATATGATGGGAACATACCATGCTGAAACCCCAGACGGGCAACTTGAGAAGAAAAGAAATCAACAAGTTTTTGCTCCTATTCTAGCAAAAGAAGGAGTAGTTCCTTATTCAGTTGAACAAGCAGCAGCTGCAGGTAATGTTGATTCTATTGCACTAAAAAAACAATATGAAAACGGTACCCTACGTGGTTACGTTACCCCTGCTCTAAACCAAGAAGGTTTACTTTCTTTACTAAATGTATTTGGTTCAGACAAAGCAGATGACCAACCACAGGTTGCTACGAGAGAAGAAATACTAACAGGTCTACAAGCTAGAGCAGATAAACTTAATGCAGATGCGCGCGCATTGATGCCAAAGAGAGACCGGGCTATAAATCTTGCAGAAAGCCAAAGCGCCATAGAGCTATCTAATATAGGCGGCGGTTCTGATCAAAGCATGATTGAGCTTGTTAATGGCGTATTTGATGAAAATGTTGGAAGAGGTTCTACAAATGCTTTCCTTAAAAACTTACAATCACTGTATGCTGCTAATCCTAAATATACAGTTGCATCCCAACCAGCCTCTCAAACAGACCCTAGTATTGAAGTAGATAGTAAAGAAGATGTAATGGTTAACACCCAAGGTGTAGCTAAAACATTTGAACAGGCTTATCCAAGTTTACAAGGCTTAGATGGAGAACGTTTAGCTACCGAACTACAAAACCTAAAAGACTCAGGAGAGTTAGATAACTTCGGTGACCAACAAAAAGAACAAATATTTACAGATTTAGAAGAACAAGGTATTGGCTCAATTCCTGATTTAATGGCAAAACGTAAAGAACAAAAAGTTAGTGCGCAAGAGCAATATAAAGAAATATTATTGCTAAATACTGTAGCTGCTAGGACAGATGCAGATGGTAAGTTGGTTTTACCAGATGGCAGAACACCAAAAGAAGCTGCCGATTCTATGTTTAATGAGTTTTACACAGGCGCACCAGGGGCAACACTTAATGACCTAGCAACTGCTCAAAACGCTAGAAGAACAAGTATCAGAGCTGACCAAACAGCAGATACTGCGGCGCTAACAGAAAAACGAACATACTATACTGCAATGACAGAAAGGTTAAAAAACCAAAACGCAGACTTATTAGCTTGGAGAAAACAAATATTTGAAGAAAGCAAATATCGCTCAGAAACAATTGCAAAAGCAGCTAAAGCCGACCAAGATGTTAAAATAGCTAACGACCTTGAGTTTAAAACTGCTACCCAAGAATTGGCAGAAAGTTTCCCAGAAATTACAAAAATTCTAAGAGAGTACGCAACTAAAGGGGATGTTTCTAACCCTGGTTTCCCATTAGGACTTTTCCGAACTAGTTCTAGTATGGCTGATGACTTAGAACAGACTGAAAAAGTACGTATATTCCAGAATAAATTAGAGTCAATTACTAAAGACTATTTTAATAACGATCGAAAAGGCAAGGTAGGTAGCCAACATGTAAACGCAGCGTATGAAGCACACATGGCTGCTGCTGGGGATAACGAAGAGTTGAGAGAAAGCTTACAAAAAATGTGGGACCAAGATGGGCATAATATTTATGTGTACAACTTTGCACAAGCAGGTGGGTTTACAGAACATAAGTTTATGCAAGAAGAAGCTATTGGCCAGAAAATAATGATGTCTTTACAAAACCCTGAGTCAATGTGGACTACTCTAACTGGTTGGACTGGAAAGCTTATTAGTGGACAAGCTCCTGGCGAATACATAGCAGATATTGGTAGAAATGATCTGCAAGGTGCTGGTTTACTTAATGGTATAAAAGATACTTTAGCTCTAGTTTATGAAGGCGGAAATCCAGTAAAGATTGTTGCTATAGGCCCTGACGGAGCAGAACTAGAAGACTCTCTCCCACTAACAGAACTAGTGCGTGGACAAGCAATAAGCGGTCTTGAGTATAATTGGATGCTAGAGAACTTAACAGCAATTGGTGATACAGAGGGCAAACCTAAAAAAGACAAAAAAGAAGAGCCAGACACAAAGAAAGACTCAAAAAGTAAAGAACCACTATCATCAACATTTCCAATAGTTCCTAACTTAAGTAATTTACCGGCGGGATCAGGTGTGTAGTTTATGTCAGACCCAGTCCTTGACTTTATAAAATCTAAGAACGAAGAAAGAGAGCGACAAAAAGAGCCGTACGACCCCATCATAGGTTATAGAGATATGCTAGATAAGGTTTCTGGCGCAGACACCATGCCTGGTGGCCCTGAATTTGCAAACGAATTTGAGAATATAAGACCAGCTAATGCTGCTGATTCTATACGTCAGAGTTACAGAAAAAGCTTAAAAACTTTTGCTGCTGACATGGAATATATGAAAGGCGCTACTTTAGCTTTATTTGGAAATGAAGAAGGTGCTTACAACGCTGTTATGGCAGGGGTAAAAGAAGCAGATGAAGCGTCTAAACAAGTTGGAGCTATAGATTCAGCGGAAGCTTGGGAAGAGTTTTTAGACGAACCAGATTTTGAAGGTTTTATGCAATGGGCCCCAGCTGTTGTCGGAGAGACAGGTCTTTCTGCTCTTACTTCTATTACAGGTGCGCTTCTTGGAGTAGGATTAGCTGGACTGTCAGCACCTGTATCAGTTCCTACAGGTACTGCTGCAGTTTTGGCTGGAGCAGCCGGTAAAAAGAAACTAAAAGACATTACTGAAAAACTCGCTTTTACACATTTTACAAAAGATATTATCTCTGATGCTGTCCAAAGAGCAGCTTTAAAAAAGACTCTTACTAACGAACAAAAAGATGTAATGAGGGCTGTTTACGGGCAATATCAAAAAAAAGTTTTAGCTAAACGAAGATTTATAGGAAGTGGGGCAGGGGTAACAGCGTCTGAATTCCCACGACAAACAGGACAAGCTTTTAGTAATTATGCAGATCAAGGTATGTACGATCCTATTTCTGCAGCTTTATCTTTTGGGCAAGGTACTGCTACTGCTGCAATCGGAGGTTTTACTGAAGCACTCGTTTTTAATAAGTTATTTGGCGCTTTTACAAAAGCTACTGGTTTTAAATCGGGTATAACCCGTCCAGGTAGGCTAGATAACCCTAATAAGCCAGGATCTATACCTTATGGAGATATATCTAAAACAATAGGAATCAGCACCGTGGCTGAGGCTGGCACAGAAGCATTGCAACAAGGAGTAGACTCTTTACAACAGTTTGGAATGCTTGACCCGCGTATAGAAGGTCAACTAAACGAAAAATATACTGCGCAACAAGCAAGGCTTGACGCTCAATTAGCTGCAGCATCTGGGGCCCTTGCTGGTTTAACTTTTGGTTTAGGTGGTGGTATTTCTACTGGAGCTGTAACAGGCGCTCAAAATTTACTGAGGGATTACCAACAGCGAGATGCAATGGCCGGCATGATACAGAAGAAGTATGGACCAGGTGGACAAGGAGTACAGATAGAACCTAAAGAATGGATTAGGGGCCAGTTTAATGCCATGTTTGATCCAGAAGCAGATAAAGATGCTGTCTGGGTAGATGTAAATAGCTTAGAGGAGCTTGAAAAGTATAAAAAAGAATACCCGGGCGTTGCAAATTCAATGTTTAGTTATGATATGTCAGACACCAAAACGCAGCTAGGTGGTATTTTGTTTTCTACGGACTCACAAATCATAGAAGGTTTTAAACAGGTCATGGAAAATAACATGCCTAGCACTAATCTATTAGATAACGAGTTAGCTAGAATTTTAAAATACCCAAGAACTAGACAAAATTCAGATGCATGGGTAGCTCAAGTTAGAGACAAAGACACGGGTGCATTAGTTCATTACCATCAAACAGGAGACCCAAAAGAAGACGGCGGCGTACACTTTGAGGCTGTTAAAAAAATGTTCCCAAACTCTGACAAATATAGCTACGAAATAGTAGACGCTGAAACTCATTTAGATGAAAGAGCATCACTTGTAGAAACCCCTGGTGTTGATTTAGATAACATTACAGCAAAAAACATAAGCATTCTTACTCAAGAACAGGCTGATGAAATTATGGGAAGAACAAGTACTGCAGACCCTGAAGGTATGACAGGTCTTAGGGATGAGACTGGTAAATATGCACAAGTTGCAGATGTGGCAGAAGATGGAGTAGATGTTACACCTACTCTACAAGAAGGTAGTAAACCTATTGTAGATAGAAATGGAAACCCCTGGAGAGCGCCTAATTTGCAATTCAGAGATGACCAAGTGCCAAACGATGAACAAGTTAAGAATGCCAGGCTTCTTACCCACCCTAAATTTCGTCAAGAATTTGATAACGCTATAAAAGAAAATAAGTACTCTAGGTTGCTTTTGAAAAAGTTTATAGAGCAGGTAAACAAATTCGGAGCAGTAGACACAGATAACAACACAGAACTGGTTTATAAAATAGATGAACAAGCAGACGGTTTTGTTATTAATAAATATGACAAACCCTTAGAAAAATTACAATCGTACGAACAAGCAAAACCTGAGTTTGACCGTATCATCGTAGAGGCTAAGAGTAAGGGTAGGAAAAAAAGAAACAAAGTATTTAGCGACGGCAGTGAAAAAGAAGTATTTATGAATAGTCCTTTTGAGCTTACTAGTAGGGATCCTGATGGTAACTTTACACTACCACAAACAATAGACATGCCTACCTTAGTTAATGGTTATAGAAAAATATTAGGTAGGATGGCTGCATTACCTAATGAGCAATATTATCAAAGCCTAGCAGATACCTTTACTAGTGTATACGGCAGTTTAGTAGATGATCCAGATTACCAACTAACATTTAAGGGTGAACCTATAACAGATCAAAGTTTTAATGATCCCGATTTTGTAGTTTACACCGAGGATAAAGGAAAACGTGAATTTTCTTTTGCTGATTTAGTAGCTAGGGGTGCTGAAGAATCTTTAGGAATAAGTGACCAACAAGCTCCAAACACTGTCCTAAACATAGAAAAGAAAATTAAAGATATTAGTACCCAAATAGACTCTTTAGAAGAACAGATAAAAGAAATGCAAACTATAAGAGATCAACAAGGTAAATTTAATAATGAACAGTACAACGCTTTTATGGAGTTAGTTGAATCTTTATATGGTCCTAAAAAAGGAGAAAAAAGAAATACTGCTGCTAATTTATACATCCAACGTAATGATTTAGAACAAAGCTTAAGGGAAGCAGAAACAGCAGGTGGTAGCACTAGTTTAGACCCAAGAGCTGATATAGAAGATATTACTGTAGATGATGGAGGAGATTTTCAGAATCAAGATTCTACAAACGAATATTGGGACGAGCAATTTGAGCATTATCAAAAACAAGGTTTTACTAGAAGTAAGATAAATTCTAAAAAAGAAACAAAACCAGAAGAAGAACCTAAGATGCCTAAAGAAACAGAGGCTATCATACTAAGTGAGGAGCTGGAGAAGTCTACAGACCTTGATGTTAAATCCTATATGAGAGATATAGCAAAGCTGGCTAAAAAACATTTAAACCTTAAAAGACCTATTTTGTTATATACATCACAGGAAAAGCTTACGGTAAGAGGAGCTGCAAAGGTATTACCTCGTATTAAAAAAATAATCACAGACCACGGCGACGGTAATTTTGAAGCAGGATTAAAAGATATAGACAACACGTTAAATAATGTAAAAACTGAAGCAATGGATGATATTAGTGGTATTGCTGGGTATATGCAGGGAATAGGAAAACAGTTTGATATTATCGTGTTAAAAACACCAACTGATATGAGTGATTTTGATTTTGGATTATTACACCTTGTCCTGGGGCATGAATTAGGACATAGCTTTTTTAAGGAACAAATGGTTAAAATCCTAAAAAATCCCGTGATACGAAATATGTTTATGAAAGAGTTTGAAAAAGCTAAAGAACAACAAATTAAAGAAGGTTTTGCAGGCGGCCAATACTTTGAAGAAAATGGTTTTGAAGAATGGTTTGTTGATAAAGTTTCAGCTGGTTTATTTGATCTGGAAAAAGGAACTATTCCTAATTCTAAAAACTTAACTGATAACTATATTAATACAATGGTTGACAGTTTACTTGCTTTTTATATTGCTAAAGCTGATACACAAAGCAAAATTATACCCGGGAAAAACATGGTAGCGCCTTACATGCAAGGAAGGTTCACATACGATGAAACTGTCGGCGACTTTATGAAAGGTATAGCAGGAATCATTGAAGAAAGAACAGACTTAAATTTCCAAGATAGGGCTCACGCTGAGCAACTTATAGATGACCTCTTCGGCAGTAAAATGAGCACTAAGTTTTTACGTAGGATAAATAAAGACGCAGATAGAATGATAAAAACTGGCAAAGTACCTATGTGGCTTACTAAGTTTTTCTTTACTGCTCGTGGTTTCTTAGATACTTTGGGCAAAGACCAAGAAACAGGTAAAGAACTAGGTCAAATGTTTCACAAAGTTAGCGGAGAAAAAGGAACACCTGGGCTTATAAATGAATCAAACAGAAAATTAAACCAGCTAGTTAACGATCTTGTAAACCGATTAGACATGGACGGTAAAGATGTAGAGGGTTTTGATGCAATCAAACAAGCTGTTACTGGGATAAATGACAACGCCTTTACCCAAGAAGAAATAGATGCATTTAGAGAAGCGCAGGACGAAAAAATAGTAACAGAGGCTCTATCGCCAAAAGCACAAGTTGTACGTAAGTTCTTATTTGATGTGTACGATATTTTAGAATTAGAACAATATGAAATATTTAAACGTGATCCAAAAACTGGACAGTTCTATAAAAGTGACATTAAAAGAAGAGCAAATTATTTTCCTCGTATTATTTTAGTAGCAGATATTGCCGCTAACCCTAAGTTAAAAGCAAAACTTATAGAACTTCTTCTAGAAGCAAACCCAACTAGTAAACCCGCAGATGTTGCAAAAGCTGTAGAAGCAATTATTACAAACAATGAAAAAAATGTAGACACTGCTAGCAACTTAGATAAAGACTCTGGGTATGGACTAGGTATGCCGGAAGAAAGAGCCATATTGTGGGAAGGACTAGATACACCTACGTTAGTTAAAGAAGGACTAGCCGCTCCGGGCGAAGTTGCAATAATAGAATATTTAAGAGATATAACAAGACAAGTAGAACTACAGAAAAGAGGAGGTAGTAGAAGAATTAAACAACTAATAGACATGCTGCCAGAAGAAGAGCAAGGACATGCTAGAGATGCAGTAAATGCAATGCTTGGTAGGATAGATCCTATACGACATACTGCTTGGAGGCATATTAATGATGGCATGCTTACTTTAAACGTAATTACTCTTTTGGGTATGGCAGTGTTTGCTTCTGTACCAGATTCAGCAGGACCCATCTTAAGAAGCAGGGCTTTAGATTTAAAATCAATTGTTAATAATATAACTGCTGCTATGGGCAAAGGTGAGGGAGAAAAACTTGCTAGAGACATAGGTTCTAATGGTAGAGAAGCTATGGCACATACAATTTTATATGCAGGTGAACTGGATGGTTCAGCTTTGTGGGCTAGAAAAGCTACAAATAGCTGGTTTAGATTTACACAACTAGAAAGATGGACAGTGTTTACTAGAAAATTTGCTGCAGGTATGGCTAGAGATTTCTTGTTAAAACATGCAGAAATAGTAGACAAAGGCTATGAAGGAGACGCTGATGTACTTTTATCAGAAAGATATTTAGCAGACTTGGGTGTAACCGGCCAACAGATAAACGCATATAAAAATGGTGGTAGTAATATAGAAGCACACCCAGAAGTAGCAGCAGCTTTGGGTAGGTTTGTAGATGAGTCTATTGTAAGACCAAATGCAGCAGAAAGACCTATATGGGCTTCTGACCCACATTGGGCAATTGTTTGGCAACTTAAATCTTTCTACTACGCATATGGTAAAAATATAATGGGGGGCTTATTCAGAGAAGGAAATACTAGGTATAAAGAAACAGGCAACATAACTCCAGCTTTAATGCCTTTGTTCTTTGGAGCAGCACTTTTAATGCCTCTAACAATGATAGGATGGGATATAAGGGAAAGGTTTAAAATAGGGCTATCTTACGCACTACCAGGAGTTAGTCCTAATGACCCTGGAGTAAATTATAGAGCTTCTAAAGATATGTCTGGTGGTAAGTATTGGTTTGAGGTGCTGGACAGAAGCGGTATGATGGGGGCACCAGCTTTAGCTTTACCCTTAATTATGGAAGATAAACAATATGGCAAAGGGCCTCTTATTCCTATATTAGGGCCCGGAGCAGAAAGAGTATATGATGCAATCTCAGGAGAAGCATCACCACTTGATTATGCTCCTATATATAGCCAACTCGACACTAGGGCATTAGAGAGGTAAAATTAATTATGGCATATTCAGACACAATAAAATTTGTAGTGGGAGACACACTACCGGTTTTAGAAACAACATTAAAAGACAGTAATACCGCTGCAAGTGGGAAGACGTTAGATACAGAAAACTCAGATACTTGGGCAGCTCTAAGTTTATCTAGTGGCTCTGTAAAACTAAGAATAAGAGAAGTCGGACAAACAACACTTATAAAAACTATAACCGGCGCGATCGCAGACGCTTCTAATGGTAGAGTCAACTTTACTATACCAAGTGGAACTTGGACTACAGCAGGAACGTTTGAAGGCGAGATAGAATTTACTTCTTCAGGAGGAGGAATACATACTGTTCAGGACTTAATTAAATTTAAAGTCCGCGATGACTTTGACTAATGTCTAAGTTAAAAAGTGTTACTTCTTTTGTAGACCTAAAAGGTAGCATTGCGCATGTTGATCTTAAAGGCCAAGTAACACACGTTAATCTACAACTTACTGACCTATATCTAAATCCAGATACATTAGATAGAATCTTTACCGATACCTTTAGCCATACAGATGTACTTAGCTATGACATAGATAAACGTGCAGATGACGCTGCATACCTATCAGAGTTTCACGTATTTGAATTATCTAAACCTTTTGCAGACTCTGTAGGATTTACTGAAAACGTAGACATATTAAGAACTTTAGGTTTAAGTTTTACAGATACGCCTACTATGTCTGACGCAGCTGTCGTGTCATTCTCCGGGGCACATAACGAGACCGTGTCCGTAGCAGAAATATTAAATTACGCTATGGGTAAAGCTTTATCTGATACAACTACTATGTCAGATAGCCAAGTTTTAGAGCCTAGTCTAGGTAAAACAGATAGTGTGTCTATGTCAGAAGTACTTTCCAGGGTAGTAACGTTTGAACGTTCTTTTGCTGACACTATATCTTTAGATGATAGAACTTCTTTATCAGATCCATTAGCTACGGATGTAACAAGTAATAAAACTAACGTAGTCTCTATGGCAGATGTGCTTACGTACGATTGGGCTAAAACCAGAATTGACACGTTTAGTATGGTAGAAAGTCATGCTATAGACTTTACTCCAGGGGGTTTTACAGATTCATTTAGTTTTACAGATAATGAAACAATAGATACAAGTTTAAGTAAATCTGATAGCTTTAGCTTTGCAGATAGTGAGACACTATCTACTGCTTTAGGTAAGTCAGATAGCTTTAGTTTTACAGATAACGAAACGTTATCTACCAGTTTAAGTAAGTCTGATAGCTTTAGTTTTACTGACGTGCAAACGTTTAGTAACGCTGTAGCTAAAGCAGATAGCTTAAATATTACCGAAACTCATTCATTTAGTCTTGGTAAATCAGCACAAGATAGTGCTACAATAAGTGAGTCGATAAGTATACTGAACGCTAATAGACAAAGCGCTTTGAATGCATCGGCTTTAAATAGTAATACACTTAACTAGGAGAAATTATGTTAAATGACGGCTTAAAATTAACAGGTAAATTAACCATTGCCCTCAATGACGAGATCGTTCAAGAAGTTCCTAACTTAGTTGTTACTGCAGGAAAAGGTTACGTTGCTAGTAGAATGAAGGATGCTTCAGCTACTGCAATGTCACACATGGCGATAGGTTCTGGTGACACAGCGGCTGCAGCAGGTCAAACTGCTTTAGGTACTGAGTTAGCTAGAACTGCGTTAACATCAACAACTGTATCAGGTGCTGATATTGTTTATGTTGACACTTTCGCAGCTGGTACTGGTACTGGTGCCGTCAAAGAAGCAGCTATTTTAAATGCTTCTTCTGGTGGAACTATGTTATGTAGAACCGTTTTTTCAGTAGTTAACAAAGGGGCTAACGACGCTATGACAATTACCTGGACGGTAACTGTTTCATAATTATAAAGGAGATGTAAGTTGGCTATTGTTTTTAAGAACAATGCGACTACAACCCTATCGGGTAACATAACCAATAGTGCCACAAGTATAGGTGTCACAGATGGTTCAGTTTTCCCATCATTAAATAGCGGAGAGTCGTTTTTTGTTACGTTTGACGACGGAACAAATAAAGAAATCGTAAAGGTTACTGGTATAAGCAGTAACACGATTACCGTCGTACGTGCTCAGGACGGGACTTCCGCACGTGCATTCTCCCAAAATGATGCTGTAGATTTACGTCTTACAGCAGCAGTTCTAGAAGCCTTCCCACAACTTAACGGAAACTCCCAAACAGGAGTATTAGACGTAACTGGTGTAAAAATTGCTGGTTCTGAAGTAATTGATAGCTCTGGAGAATGGCAAGGACCTGCAGGGGGTATAAAAGGAGCAACTGGTGCTCAAGGTCCTACAGGTAGTACTGGCCCACAAGGGGCAAAAGGCGAAGTAGGAGTTACAGGTGACAAAGGCGCAACCGGTGCTCAAGGCCCAACTGGTAGTACAGGGCCCACAGGTCCTACTGGATCAGATGGACCAACTGGACCGAATGGCCCTCAAGGAGCAAAAGGTGTAACTGGATCAACAGGTCCAACCGGACCAGATGGACCAACCGGACCAACAGGTTCACAAGGAGCCAAAGGAGCTACAGGCGGAACAGGCCCAACAGGCGGAACGGGTCCAACAGGCTCACAAGGAGCCAAAGGAGCTACAGGCGGAACAGGTCCAACCGGACCGACAGGTCCAACAGGCCCACAAGGAACAAAAGGAGCGACTGGTGCCCAAGGTGCAGAAGGACCAGACGGCCCAACAGGACCTACAGGCCCAACAGGTGCAAAAGGCGAAGTAGGTGTTGGTGGAGCTAAAGGTGCAACCGGCGCAGCTGGTTCAAATGGTAGTAATGGAGATAAAGGTGCCACTGGTGCTCAAGGCCCTACAGGCGGAACAGGTCCAACCGGACCGACAGGTTCAACAGGTTCACAAGGTGCAAAAGGTGCAACCGGTGCAGCAGGTGGGGATGGAGATGATGGCGCAGATGGAGCAAAAGGAGCTACAGGCGCACAAGGCCCTACAGGCGGAACTGGACCTACGGGTCCAACTGGCGGAACAGGACAAAAAGGCGAAATAGGAGCTACGGGGCCAACAGGCCCAACAGGTGCTAAAGGTGAAGTAGGTGTTGGTGGAGCTAAAGGGGCTACAGGCGGAACAGGCCCAACCGGACCAACAGGCCCAGCGGGTGGAGATGGAGATGACGGAGCTGCTGGAGCTAAAGGTGCTACAGGCGGAACTGGACCTACAGGCCCACAAGGTGATAAAGGCGCAACAGGCGGAACTGGACCTACAGGCCCACAAGGTGACAAAGGTGCAACTGGAGCAGGTGGCTCTACAGGTAGCGCAGGAGCTAAAGGCCAAAAAGGAGAAGTAGGTAACACAGGTTCTACGGGTGCAAAAGGCGCAACTGGGGGAACTGGACCTACAGGTGGTACAGGCCCAACCGGCCCAACCGGCCCACAAGGGGATAAAGGAGCGACTGGAGCAGGCGGTTCAACAGGTTCTGCAGGAGCCAAAGGTCAAAAAGGAGAAGTAGGAGCTACGGGGGGTACAGGACCTACTGGCCCACAAGGTTCTAAAGGTGCAACAGGTTCACAAGGACCTACAGGTAGTACAGGTACTGGTATTACTATGGAAGGACAAGTTGCTCAAACAAGCAATCTTCCTTCTTCAGGCAACACTAAAGGTGACGCTTATATAGTACAAGCAGATGAT